TGGAAGCATCATCAATTTTCTTTGCTTCTGCCAAAGCATATTGAACTGCATTATCTATCAACTCATCCACTTCCTTAGCAGTGTAATAAGTCTTCAATGAAAACAGATCATTTTTGTTTTGGGATAAGGTCATTCTTCTCCTTTTGTTAAATCGGTAGAGGCTTTTATCATGCCATCAATAAATCCTGCACGATACTCCCAAGTTTGTCCACCTTCCATGCCTTTCATAGGATTAATGCATTCAGCATTACCATACTTATTACAAACAAGTCCAGCAAGATCTAACTCACTGGACTCGGCGGATGCACCTGTTCCTCTCCAAATATGTTGCCCGTTTATCCATGTAGCACCACAATGAGTGCATTCTTTTCGTTCCAGTTTGAAATCTGAAAATTGTTCCATAGGTAAAAGGATCCCACGAGGGTACGTTCAACATTATACAAAGTATTTAACAATATTGCAAGTTACAATCTATTAAGATTGTATCGGTTCTAGCAATTCCACGCTCTGAGTGACTTGTTTATTCTGGAATCAGGATCTGAAGCAGTTTTTTTAGAGGTTAACTTCTTTTTCATTCCCTTCATTCTAGCGCAGAAAGATGCCCGACGGGGATTTCCAACCTTCTTGCTTGGAGCTTTAAGGTCGCTGCCAGGATTTTCTCTTTCGTAAGACTTTCGTCCCTTCTCATTAAGTCCTCCTGATTCATTTTTCCCTGATTTCTTTGTCCATGCTGCTGACTCATTTGTAGTCTCTTCCTTTTTGACGCAGCGGTTGTACGTTTTACCGAAAAGTTTTTGTGTACCTTTTTTCTCGTAACCTTTCCAACACTTCTTTGCTTCTTCCTGAAATGTTTGGAATGGTTTTCCATTAAATTCTTCTTTTTTAGTGCTGTTTCCCCAGTTTTTAGCACCTTTCTTTCGGCATTTGACTAGTGCTCCGCTGGCATACGCACTAGGCCAAACCTTATAACGAGACTTTACCTTATGGTAACAAGCATCCTTCTCTCCCTCGTTCAGGTCTTTCTTCCCATAATCTCCTTGGGCGTTAGGTTTACCAGTCTTTTTCTTGGCGACAGCTCTCTTAGAACCATCGGCATTTCTAAAGTCTTGAGGATAAGTTGCTTCTGTTTTCACGTTAATAGCCTTTCCAGATCTATTAGGGTTGGGGTCTTTACGATTCTTTCTGCGGAACGCTCTTTCTTCTTCATCTTTATTGAGGTCGCGCTTCATTTTTGAAGAACCGCACTTGGGTTTTGTTGTTTGTCCAGGTTGTTTGGCACAGGGTTTTCCTGCATATTTACCACCGAGCTGAACCCAGCCAGGCTTGCCATCACTAGAACGACTCTTGCCAAACCAGTCACGGAGAGAATTATCACCGCTTTTGTTTTCAAGTTGAGTTTCTTGTTCTTCATTACCAATGGGTTTATTACGTCCTTTTTCTACATCACTCCAACGTGCGTAGAGAGGACCATTATAATTTCCTGCAAATGTTGATTCTTTAGTCACTTTCTTTTCAGGTAATCCTTTATGTTTAGTAGATGCAAATTTCTTTACATCTTTCATTTTCATGCTGGCAGCAGCTCTTTGAACCGATGGCGTCGCTTCCCCTTTGAGAGAACCTTTTTGAGCCGCTCTAACAATCCCGAAGAATCGTTGTTGTTTTTTGCTGACTGCTGGCATCCGTCATCCTCCGACGACTTGGATTTCTTCAACGACAAGAGCTTGTCCTCCTGCTGTAATTTTAACGCAACGTTTTACGATTGCTTGTTTGCCTGACGCATAAGTATAGTCTGCTGATGCAGAACTAGAATCAATATCAGTGGAAATAGTTGTACCTGTTGCAGCAGTTACTTTTTTACCTACAGTGCCTGCAGATAGGAAGTTGCTGTCAATAGTAGGAGATGTACCATTGTCTTCTACAGCAATGAAATCATCAACTGAGAATGGATGGGTATCTGCTACTTGCCCTACATTATAACCTAATTGGTAGTCACCTGTGGAATCAGAGACTGCCTTTGCAATTTTTGCTTGACCAGGTTTTGCCCCTTTAAGCAAGAGAGGTTGATCTTGCAATACAGTGATTGCAGGTCCTCCATTGAAGGATACAGTAGAGTCACCAGCAGTTGCAAGGACGCGATAGTATCCAGTCTGGACAACCTGATACTCCGTCGCAGATCCTGCGATAGCGTTGGTGCTAAGTACATTTAATACTGACATGTCGTGTCGTGTTAATTCGTGTCAGTATTATTTATCTCTTTTTGTTGCTTAAGTAATTTCTGTAGTTCTGAACTTGTGCCAACAAACAATGCATTTGTAACATTGTTAGGACCTTTTTTCTCCTCAGCATCAAGATCTTTCATCTTCTTCTGTAGATCAATTAACTTATCTGCAACGTCTGCAACGTGTTTAATTAACTGACCTGCTACTTCATATGCACGAGGATGATCTGATGCTCGTGCAACATCCAATATACCGTCTACTGCCTCTTGTCCTTTCATTACAAGACTGTTTAACTGAGCACGAGAATACTCATAATCTTGCTTGACATCTTGTGTCTCTGATTTTTTTACACTAGGTTTTTTGATTTCATCTTTAGTCTCAATCGCTTTCTGAAGTTCAGAAGGTTCAGTACCAAAGACTTCATTCAATCCATCAAATGCGCTCATGATTTACGCTTCCTTTTATTTTCTTTAAGAAGATACTCTAACTGAACTCCCTTAAATTCTAAGGCAATTTTTTTAGTCTCAGTCATATATGCACTGTAGAAGTACAGATTGTCTTCTTCCATAATGTTTACGTCGCCACTCATTCGTCTACTCCTGAAACTGGATTACGTTGTTTACCGTCATCAAAGTATTCTAAGGTTTCTCCAAACCCAAAGTCGTCATCAGCATCTGCCGTGATAGGATCGGGGACAACTGTGTATCTAACTTCTCTCGGTGCCGTAGCAACGTTAGTAGAAGTATAAGCGTCGGCAATGACTTTGGTGATAGTAGAGCTCTCGCTGATTGGTCCATAAACATAGGTCTTTGCTGTGAATGTTAAAGTATAGATGATTGCTCTGCGTTGTGCGAAGTTTCCTTCGTAATCATCTTCATACCCTACACTATTAAGTATAACAGGAACATCCTTAGTTTCGTTCAAATCAGGCACTAACTTCATAGGAAGGTTATATGAAGGTTGGAAGTTGCAGAGAATTTGCTCTAAAATTTCCAAACCATCTTCCTGATTCTTAGAGATAATTGCTAACTCAAACCCGATATTATATGGTACGGGCATGAAAGAAGTTTTACTCTTGTCGGTTGTACTTACTACGGTTACTTTTTGTGTAGGTGCTACCTTTCTAGTACCATCGTATTCAATTGAATTAATCTCAAAAGAGATTCTTGGCAGAGTAATTTGTACCCTTTTGTTAGTAGGGTCTGCCATTTGTTCTAGACGAGCTAGAAATTTCTGTTTAGGACCATAGGCAAGAGGTACTTTCATAACCTCATCGTCCTTTTTAATCTCAATATTATTAAAGAGAGTACCAAAGGCAACTACAGTTTTACGAAAGATTTCGTGATAGCTATATTTTCCTAACATCAGATTGTAGTATCAGTAGTAGATGCAAACGTTCCGAAAGGATTTCCTTCTGTGAAATCAAGAATGTCATCATCCTGCGTCTCAAAATCGTAGTTTTGATCAACTTCGGAGTTCACATTATTTAGGGTATTATAAGATGCAGATGTCCATGCTGCTCCAGATGTCTGTCCAGTAACGGTTTCTGGGATTGTAAAGATACCTGTACGGTTGTAAACTTGTAACTGCCTGTTGGCAGAATCCCATGCTTTGACTTCTGCGGTTACGTTGGAAGTGCCTCCTGCGACAACTTCTCCAACAGTGAAATCGCCAGTACCACCCACTGCAAAATTAACAGTGATAGCATTGGCGAATGTAGTTTCAATGGCATCAATGTCAGCGACACCAGTGTTAAGTTCCTCGTCACTGTACTCAAAGAGTTCACATTGACATTCCCAAACGTATCCTTTACCTAACTGGTAGAAAGGACGTTCAACTTCTACGAACTTAATTTCAAATAAATGCTTGGTAATAGGGAACCAAATTAAATCCCCTTCATTCGGACGACCCTCTACATTTAAGGTCGCATTGTCGTCCACTTTTTCTTCAAACTTTGCACGGGAGAAGATAAACGTTGTTTTGTCTTCAACACGAATTCCGAATTTGCTAAGTAATTCGCCTTGTCCTTCCCATCCTTCAACATTATTGACGTAGGCTCTAACTTGAAGTGCTTGATTAAACTCGCTACTCTCAACTTCATTAAGGATAGTGTCTTTGTTGACATAGGTTCTAGGGAGATAATAAATGTTTTGTCCGTAGATTTCAATACTTTCTACGATTAAATTTTCAATAAACTTTTGTTCTTGCGCTGATCCATTAACATTAATTCTACAGGCAGAATTATAATCTGACTGTACGCAATCTGATGGAGTGGGATTAGAATACGACATATTATCCTATGAGATCCATTGGAGGAAGTTCGTAAGTCTTACGCACTTCTTCTTCTAATTGTACTTTCCTAGTAGAAGCATCTTCTAGGATTTGACGACCGTTAAGAGTAACGCCGCCAAGCATTTGAATACCATCATATTTACTTA